AAAAGGAGAATGCTACGATCAACCAAACTATCAGATATTATATACTATACTGTCCGCAGGATTATGGAAATTGCACAACGGCTCTATAAAACTATACACCGATTCTATAGGATTTAACTTCTACCAGCAATTCGGTATTAATGATTTATACGATGAAGTTAATATATCTTTTTTAGATGGTTACTCTAAAAGTAATATAGACCCAGCAAGATTCTGGACTAGCGGTAAAATTAAAGTACTGGCTAACCAAAAAGAACCGTTCGTATTTATGGATCAGGATATGATTATACGGCAGCCAATACCGGAATACATATTAAAAGGAGATGTAACTGCAACGCATTGGGAGATACCAAGAGGTTACTATTATTTTGAAGAACAAGATTGGGAAAGAGAGATTAAACATATTGATTTCCCTACTAATTACAACTGTAGTGACCTGTGTCCTAACACTTCTTTTTTAGCAGTCAATAATATGGACTTAAACAGAGAGTACACCAGATGGCATAAAAAATTAGTAGAAACTAATGGTAACGATGTACCTGAATGGTTTTGGTTACTTACTGATCAAGGAATTTTAGGACATGTTATTAGAGAAGGTGATTACAAGGCAAATACATTAACTGATAAGGTTTTCTTAGCCAATAGTAATTATGCTTCTAAAGAAGAAAGATACAAAGGTAAATCAGAACAGTGGTATATGCCAATAGGTGCTGATAATAAAAAAGACAAAGACTTAGTATGGGAACATGTCTGGTTTAACAAAATACACTTCAATATGTATCCAGAGTTTTTAAAAAGAGAAACTAAAAGATACTTTAGAGAATGTATAGAATTAGGATTAGGTAAATACCTACAGCATTCAAGGTTTAAAAAAGATTGGGATGAATACAACGATACCGATAATTAGAACGTACTGGGGTAACCGGAATGAAACAAAAGCAGAGATACCTAGATTACCTGTATACATTAATCATTTAGTATACGTATGGGGCAAAGATAATGAAGAATATTTACAAAATCGAGGATTCAAAACTTTTTTAGTAGAGGAATCTTACCCTTACTTTGATTCTTATAATACTCAATACGGTAAAAAGTTAGTAGCATTAGATTTAGCTCTTCAAAAATTTGAAAAAGTTATAATGTTAGATTGGGACTGTTATGCTTTAAGACCGTTAGATGAGAATTTTTATAAATTATTAGGTAAGAATGAAACTTTATGTCCTTTGTATGCACAACATAAAGAAACAGTTGATTCATTTAAAGAAACATTTGAAGGAAGATTAATTTTAGATTATAACCTAGAATATTTTAAAGTTTTAGAAAGAGAATTTAAAAAGTACAACTGGGACTTTGAAGAAGGATTAGCTTCTCCGAATTTTGGTTGTCTATACACCTCAAATAGAAATTTAGGTAGAGACTTAATTGATATAACAGTTAAGAATAAAATTGAAGGATGTATAGAAGAGCACGCTATGTTACTTTATGCTAATTGCTCTTTAGAAGAATATATAGATAGATACCAACCTACATATGTACAAGGGGTGAGTGATGATAGAACTGATCACTATTTTAAAATTAGCAAGATACAGAGAAAATTAAATAAATATATTAATAATAAGATTGATATGGATATATACTTTAAACATATTTAATGAAAGCACTTTGTAGCTTACCTTTTACTAGATTAAAAATAAACGAAGACGGTTCTTACCATTCCTGCTGCTTCCAGTCTTCTATGTACGGTAATATATTAGAAGACGGTATTGAAAAAGCTTTTAAAAACCCAGAACTAAGAAAAGTCAAAAACTCAATGCTACAGGGTAAGCTGGATAAGGAGTATTGTGATAATGATCGTTGTCCCTTAAGATTTTACGATCTTAGTAGAATACCACATAAAGAGGTTAAACTAACTAAGTACCCAGTAGATTTAGAATTAAATATGCCTTCTACATTTTGTAATATTGGAGGACTAAATCCCACACCGGAAACCGCTTGTATTATGTGTCCTAGAAGTAGTGAACAGTTTATGAGCGGAGTAGGTACTGATATATTAGATGATATTTTAGAAGAAGTAAAAATAGCAATGCCTAATGTTCAGAACCTTTCTATCTTGGGTATAGCCGAACCTTTTTATAAGAACAGGATATTTGATGTTTTTGAAAAATTAGAATTTACTAAATATAGAGATAATATTTTATTTTGGACTTTTTGTAACGGTACAATTTTTACTGAAAGAGCTCAAGATAGGTTTTTAAATATAGTAAAAAACGTACATTTAGGTTTTTCTATAGATGCAGGAACCGCCGAAACATATATAAAAATCAGAAGACTAGATTATTTTAATAAGATAAAAAAGAATTTAACTTCTTATTTCAAAAAAGTAAAAGAGAAAACAGAAATTAATGATAGGTCTTATACTACTAACAATATTAACTTATATAATGTACATGAGTTAAAAGAAATGATAGATTTAGGTATTGAAGTAGGATCTAACAGTACTCAGTTTACATTAACTATGAAATACCAAGCAGACTTAAAGATAGATGATAGTAAACTTTGTAACAGTAACAACTGGAAAATTTTCTGGGAAGCTCAAAAAGATGCAGAAGAATATGCAAAAAGTAAAAACTATAACGTAGACTTCTATGTACCTTTTCATAACGGATATTTAAAATAACATATGAATTTCAAAAAACCACTAATAGAAACCTCAATACAAGACATTTATCATTTAGCACCCATACCTCTATTTAAAAGAGTATTTGATGATAATATAACAACCTCAGTTTATAACTTAGGTAATAAAGTACTCAACGAACAACAGAAAAGAATGGGTCAAGAGCTACCCGGACAGTATGATAGAGAAAGACAAGCTAATTACGGTATAAATTACGATAGACAGGAGGAATGGGTAGAAGAGCATGAACTTCAACCTATAGGAAGTAGATTCTTTACTCCACCGAATGATTTTCTACAAAATAAAGATGAAAATGTACAGATAATAAAAAGACGTATAAAAGGTAGTTTCTGTAAGTTAATTGACTCTATCGGAATAACATATAAGAGTAAACCAGAGATTACAGAAAGTTGGTTACAGTATTACGAACCTACCTCAGGTAGAGGTCATAACGCTCACAACCATTGTAGATGGCATCATAGTGAAGCTAAACCATTAATGTTCTCAGGAGGTTATTACCTATCTGATGGAGACCCTATTAAAGACCATCCATATAGCGGGGTATTTTCTTTTCATATAAGAGGTATGAAACATTATATTAGACCAAAAAAAGGAATGCTACTTATATGGCCTTACGATATAGTACATTCAGTTGAACCTTTTTACGGCAAGACTAGTAGAGCAGTTATTAACTTTAACATACAAATTTAGATTTAGTAATCTAACTGCTATTTATTTAATATATATAAACAATAACTAATTAGTAAAAAAAATTAAAATTATGGCATTATCTTATTCTTGGCATGTTGGAGCATTAGACACATATCCAACAGCTTCAGATTCTCAAGACCCGGTAAATACCGAAAACGATGTAGTGTACAACGTACATTACACCTTAACAGCAACAACAGGAAGTCACTCAGCTTCTATTATTGGTACTCAAACAGTGGGAACAGAAGATCTCAGTTCTTTTAGCTCTTTTGATGGACTAGACAATACAACAGTAGCAGGATGGGTACAAACAGCTATGGAAGCAGAAACTACAGGATCAGTAGCTCAACGAAAAGGAGCAGTATCCTCTTCACTGGCAGAAAAAATGAACCCAGTTACAGTTGTTAAGTATTTAGCAGTTTCTGGAGAATAAATTAAAATGAAAGTTGTTTTATAAGATATTTATTCTTATATTACTTATTATAATAAATCGATTAATTAAAAATTAAATTATGGCAAATCAAAAGTTAACTCAAGAAGAGCTTGACAAGTTACAAGAACTACAGCAAAAGAATGCTGCTTTGGTAAATGAACTAGGAGGTATTTCTCTAGCAGAAATCAATATCTCAGAGAGAAAAGAAGGAGCAAAAACATTCTTAGCTGAATTAAGAGAATCAGAAAAAGAGTTAGTAGACGCTTTAGAAGCATCATACGGCGCTGGTTCAATTGACTTGAAGAACGGCGAGTTTATTCCTGCACCTAAAGAAGAAAAAGGTGTTGAAGAACCAGAGCTTGTAGAAGAAAAATAAAGAATCTTTTACATACTTATAGTTAAGGAGGGTTTTACATCCTCCTTTCCTATTTATTATAGACAGATATAGTTAAAACATTAGTTCTGTTTTACATTCCTGAATGATATTTATAATAAATTAAAATAAAATAGACCAAACATGGCAGAATCAATCATCTCACCGGGTGTATTTGCAAGAGAAAACGATATTTCTTTTATCCAGCCTGCTCCAGTAGAAGCTGGCGCTGCAATCATCGGACCTTCAGTTAAAGGACCAGTAGAAGAACCAACTATTGTAACATCCTATAATCAGTATGTTAGACAGTTTGGAGAAACTTTTGTATCAGCATCAACAAAACAAGAATACTTAACCTCAATATCGGTTAAAAACTACTTCCAACAAGGAGGTAATTCTGTATTGATGACAAGAGTAGTTACTGGATCATTTACTCCAGCATCATCTACTCACATTTCATCATCACTTAACGATAGTGTTCAACCTTTTGAAATTAAAACATTAGGAAAAGGAGCTATCTTTAATAACTCAGTCTCAATAACTAACCCAGGAGCAGAAATTGCAGGTTCTGGAGGATCATTAGTTTCTGGAACAGTTGATAATATTAGATGGCAAGTACAAAACGTTGACGCTAAAAAAGGAACTTTCTCTTTAACAATAAGAAGAGGAGACGATAGCCACAGTAACAAAGTAGTATTAGAGACATTTAACAATATTAGTTTAGATCCTAATTCTTCTAACTACATTGAAAGTGTAATTGGTACTCAATATAAAACTAAAGCAACAGACGGAACTAAGACATACGTTAAGACTCAAGGAGATTACGTAAATAAGTCTAACTTCATTTATGTTTCTGCAGTAAATTCAGCAACAGTTAACTACCTTCAAAACGATGGTACATCTGTAGGAGTAGACGGAGATGGAAATTCTTACTCAGGATCTTTACCGATCGCTGAATCTGGATCATTCTATAACGCTACCGGAGTTAACGCTGTAGCAGGAGCAAATTACTTTAGTTCAATATCAAATACAAACTCTCAAGGTTTAACATCTGGTAATTATACAGATGCTATATCAATCTTAGATAATAAAGACGAATTCATATTTAACATCTTATCAGCACCAGGAATGGTATATAAGAATGCTGATCAAGCAGGAGTCTTAAATAGTGTAGTAACTTTAGCAGAATCTAGAGGAGATTGTATCGCAGTAATAGATTTAGAAACTTATGGTTCTACTGTAAGTAATATTACATCAACTGCTACAGGATTAAATAGTTCATATGCTTCATCTTATTGGCCATGGGTACAAGTTGTATCAGCTACGGGAAGAAACGTATATGTCCCAGCTTCTTGTGTAATACCAGGAGTATATGCATTCACAGATAATAGTTCAGCACCATGGTTCGCTCCAGCTGGATTAGTTAGAGGTGGAATTGTAGGAGTAATACAAGCAGAACAAAAATTAACAAGAGGTCAAAGAGACTTATTGTATGACGGTAAAGTTAATCCAATCGCTACTTTCCCTGGACAAGGTATTGCAGTATTTGGTCAAAAGACTTTACAGACTAAAGCATCAGCTTTAGATAGAGTAAACGTAAGAAGATTATTAATCGAGCTTAAGAAGTTCTTAGGAGATCAAGCTAGAAACTTAGTATTTGAACAAAATACAGTAGCAACTAGAAATAGATTTTTATCAATAGTTAATCCATATTTAGAATCAGTAGTACAAAGACAAGGTCTTTACACGTTTAGAGTCGTAATGGATGACACAAACAACACCGCAGATGTTGTAGACAGAAACCAATTGGTAGGTCAAATATTTATTCAGCCAGCTAAAACAGCAGAATTTATAGTATTAGACTTCACAGTTGAACCTACTGGAGCAACTTTTAACGGATAAATTATTAATTAACTGTATTTATAATAAAGTAAATAGAACATGGCAATATTAGATCCAAACGAAATAATGTTTAAAGCTTTCGAACCGAAAGTACAGAACAGATTTGTAATGCTTATCGACGGAATTCCTTCCTTTATGGTAAAGAATGTAAAAGCTCCTACCTTTACCGATAACGTTATCAAATTAGATCACATCAATTCATATAGAAAAATTAGAGGAAAAAGAGAATGGGACGATATGACCATGACACTTTACGATCCAGTAACACCAAGTGGAGCTCAAGCAGTAATGGAATGGGCAAGACAAGGTTACGAATCAGTAACTGGTAGAGCAGGATACTCTGATTTCTATAAAAAGGATTTAACTTTAAATATTTTAGGACCTGTAGGAGACATCGTAGGAGAATGGATCATCAAAGGTGCTATACTATCAAACGGAGACTTTGGTCAATATGA